GGTTCCGTTCCAAACTCTATTGAGGCAATGGATCGAGAATCTGCTTGGACGCGATGGAGGCGTGGATACGAATTAGCCGTTTCTGTTGGTATTCAAAAATCACTTAACTTTCCTTTTCGTTACACAATGCCAACTCCTCCAGGCACGGTAGTGCCTGCTGGGAACGAGCCTTTAATCATCGGTGTTTTACAAGGCTTTCCAACTTCAAACAGAGAGTTTGGCATCCAGTGGACTGGGTGTCGCGTGGGCGCTCTTCTTCGTTTTGACAACGTCTTTGATTCCACTGGAGTAAGAGCAAGTGTTGCATCTTACACAGAAGATTCGAATTACTGGTACGTACAACTTACTGGTACATGGAGTAGTTCCAATCCCTTACCTCCTCCTTTATACATCCCACCCGTAGGCACCAACGCAGCGATTAAACCATTGAATGGAGAGATTGTTGAAGACCGCCTGATCGAGGCAGAAGGTATCCCCATTACAAGTGCAACAAGAAATCCTGCTACAGATAAAAAGTACGGATATGTTCAAGCTGTTTTAATAGACGTTGATGCCGCAAATGGCATACTAAAACTGAAAAAAGCAGGATCATTTGAATCCACAATTGATGGTACCTATGTAACCCCCGCATCACGCCCTCCTGCTGTCGGGAGATTTTTGACGTTAGGGAGTCGATATGCTTGTACATGCCAGGATTTTAGCCGTCGTAGTTATGCTTACCTTAGCAATTTAACTTCACCTATACAACGACGTTTTCCCTATACAAGGCCCGCAGGACTTAAATACGGAAGACATGAGATCTTGACGGATAAATACGGAGAACTAAACAACAATATAGACACAGAATTAGATAACAACAGATCACTGGAGCTTACGTTCCAGTCTGTAGATAACCCTGGTTTATTCAGAGATTTTGGCGGTAGGTATTTACGCAACACAGATGAACCTGGGGCGTCAGAAGGTCCTGTTACGTTTGTGGACTATAAAGCACAAAACAATCAAATTGTTTCTTTCTCCGATTACTGGAGTCCTTTATTAGACGAAATGCGTTACTGCAAACATATTTATGCGTTACGGTTCCAGGAAGGTATTATTCTTCCCGAGCCTTCTGATGTGCCCGTAGAAATGGAGGAAGGTATTGTTCGGTGGGAACAGCGACTTGTAAATGAAACAACCATTGCACGCAAACATATCGACTACATGAATTCCGTTAAAGGTTTGTCTTACATGGACATGCCTCCCAAAAACTTACAGTCTCCACAGATGCTGCCTATGATGCAAAAACTGTTGAATGTACCAGCCAGTTTTATTAGGCTGCAAAACTTTTCTTTACAAAACAAGGAAGGAGCTTTTACCTAATGGTTGACTTTGGTGACGTTGTTGAAACAAAGTACGTTCTTTCTGAAGAACAGTTAAGACGTAGCCAGTTTGGGTTTAGTCCTGTGTACTACAGCGGCAACCCCATCGTTTACACCCCTGGCGACGTGGTACACTTGCCTTATGCAACAGGTGAGCTTTCCACCACACAAGCCATCGGACTCGCCTGGGGAGCATATGCAAGTGGCATAACACCCGACTAACCCTAGAATGTTATACTAACTTTGAGTCTTATATGAGACTCATGATATATCAATAGCAACGCATTGGAGTTTTAGTATGCTTCACAAGCCGCCTTCGGATCAGCTCATCATTGATGAGTACTTCTCTTTAGTAACACACAAAAAGCCGTACGCCGCTTGGTTGTACGGAATGGTAGCAACCTTTGGTGTTGCACCAGGGCAGCTAGAGGGCTTTACCTGGAACGACAATAACAGTATTAATATTCACAATAGAAAGACTTCAATAAAACCCTTGCATCCGCAATGGGTACTATTGTTTCAGTTAAAAGAAAAGCAGCCTTCAAAACTTGAAGACTGCTGGAATCGTGTTTGTTTGAATTTAACGACCGCAATCAAAACACAACAAGTACGTGCTGATATCACAGATTTGTTGTTGTCCCATCGGATGCGGCGTGCTTTTTATCGTGTTGTCATTGGCAAGGCGTCATCTGTTCCAGTTCCTTCTTGACCCTACGCATGTGCCACTGATAAGAGTCACGTGAAAACGTATACCCCTTGAAAGCGGCATAGTGCTGCCCAAGCTTAAAAGTCCCGTCATCCCGCATCTGGAAGAGGGTCTTGCGGTCCATCCCAAGCTCGTCGCAAAGGTGTTGGGCAGAGACCCAGCCGGCTGGCTTTGTCATGAGAAGCATTTGACTGCATGACTAGCGTACCGCGAAATGGCGCCCGGTCAAGGGGTTTAATCTAATCTTTACTATTGCTGGTGTATTACAAAACTTAGAATAAGGTAACGGCAACTGAATCAATGTTCTGTAGCGAGCATGAGCCCCTTGCTTTGCTGATTGAATTAACGCCTAAGTTAGCCAAGAAAAAGTTTAGAGAAGAAATCTATAAAGCATGGGATTATAAGTGTGGTTATTGCGGAGACAATGCTACAAGCCTGGATCACATTGTTCCACGCTTTCGTTCTGGTTCTTCTAACAGAAATAATTTGCTGCCTGCTTGCCGTCGATGCAACGCATCGAAGGCTTCTTCACCAGTGGAAGCTTGGTATCAAGAGCAAGATTTCTTTTGTCAGGTTAAGATGGATAAGATAAAAGATTGGATGACGCAAGAAGTAGTTGATCTTTTTGGTTATCACAACAATCAAAGTAAGTTTCAGTTGGTGGTTTAAATGGGTGTTAAGTACGATCCAGCTTCTAGAAAGTGGTCCGTCTCTTACGAAAAAACAGATCATAAAACAGACAACCCAACTTCTTACGCATGGGATCTTTCATCAGACAATGCAAGGCTAGCAACACAAAAAACTGCTTTTGGTAACTTTATTACCATTAATCAATTGAACGGAGGCATGGGAGGCCTACAACAAATAATACCAACCAGCACCACAAACAAATCAAAAAAAGAGATAGAAGGTATTATCTCTAACCTTGAAAACTTTGTAAATACAGGTGTTGTTACGCTAGCTGACGGGCGTACCATGAATTACAGTCGGTTGCTTGGCGGCCCGGCAGCCTCTTTTAAAGACAGTGGAAAAGCATATATTGATGAATGGAAAAACCGATTAAACACAATTGATCTTGCTGAAAAAATAAACACAGAAAATGCGCAACTAAATCAACAGAATACAACAAAAAATAAAGCATATGATCAAACAGTAACTATTGCTTCATCCACAAAAGGAGGCGATTATGTTGCACAAAGAGATCAAATTAAGAATCTACCGGGGTTGACGGAATCAGACAAAAAGATTGCGGAGGATTACTTCAAGGCTTTTTATCGTACGGAAAAACTGCAAAAGTATGGAGAAGAGTTTCTTAAAAAACCTCCTTACGGAGAGTTTGATCATGAATACTACAAAGCATTAAACCCAGCTCTTGCAAGCAAGTGGAATGAGGCGGTTGCTAAAGATGATATAGATATAACAGAGCGTTATGGAGAAAGAAACTTTTACTGGAAAGATTATACAGATGTTGGAGCAGCAAAAGGACTACGTGCAAATAAAGCAGAAGTAGCGCAAAAGGCTATTGAATACAAAGAAGCTCCACCAACTGACGCGGAGCTTCAGCAGGTTCGTGATAAGCAATTGGGCATGGTAGATACTGATGCACAAACAGAACTTGAAGAACAGTTTGGAAAAGAAATAGGAGAACAAACAAAAGAAGATCTCTTGAGATTTGGAGCATTAAGGCAAAACGTCTTAAAGGATACCATTGCTGAGATGAAGAAAGCAAAGCTTAAAGAGCAAGAGCTTTCTTTGTATAAAGGGTTGCCTGGTTACGGAGAAATTTTTGATGTAAATAAAACACTAGCCGACTCCATACTGGGCGACACTGGTGTTGGTGGCGTGCTTTCTTACTTGGGCAAAGACCCACAAGAAAGCCTTACCAAACAACTGCAAGGAGTCACTGGCGTAAACAATAATGTTGTTTACAATTGGCAGCAATGGTTTGATAACGCATTAAAGGATAAGTACGGAAAGGAAGTTGAACTTGGTTACACAAATGCGGAGGGAGCAGAAGAAAAAATTAAGGTTGATGGTGAGTTTGCAAAAAGTTTTATTGATACTTACTTGTCTCCCAGGTTTAACACATCAAAGTCAATGGATGAATTTATTGACTATATCGATGTAAAAGAAAACGAGCAAAACCCTTTCCAAACTCAAGATGCAGTTAGCGCGGCAAAGATGGTTGCTGAGTCAAGAGCTAAAAAATATTTAGATGCCTTGAAAACAACAACAGCTAGAGGATTTAATTCTGATTTTTATTTCAATCCTGCCAACAACAAAGCGACAGACGAAGAAAACGCAAGACAAGCCAAAGAAGTTTCTGATGATTGGGAAGCAGCAAAAAAGGGTGACCCTGAATGGCAAAAACAAGCTTATAGGTTTGGCATTGATATTAATGACAAGGCGGCATTTGCACGCATGCATTATCAAGTCAAAGGACAATTCAAAAACTTTGATCCAGCTGAAGACATTCTTACCGCTAAAAAAGTAAGTGATTACATTTACAAGGACATTCTTCCCGCTGTGTCCCAGGAGATGTTAAATCAAAAAACTATTTTTGGTCAATTTATTACCCCAGAAGAATTTGCAGATTCCATGCTGGAAGGAGTTGACCCTTCAAATAAACCCGAATGGGAAAAGGTACTAAAGCAGTATGGAATGGACACGTTCACTGGAACGGTACAAGACTTGAAGATGTATATACAAGATGTAATACGTAGCGGAAATGCAAAGGATATCAGAGAACAAATCAAGTTCTTAAACGAAAGAAAAGAAAGACCAAGACAAGAGTTGCTTGGTATTACTTACATTGAGCGACCTTCTGATTTAACAGCAAAAGAAATTACAGGTCAAACGGCACTGTATAAAACGTTTCAAGAAGCTGGCTTCAAAGGATCAGAAGATGAGTTTTACACTAAGTTTTTTCCTGACCTTGATAAAAACGAGCAAATAGCATTAACCAAAGCAGGTTCAGGCGGTAAATTTGCACTGAAAGGACTGGACCTTTCAGACCCGCTTTCCTCCCTTGGTACTGTTGAAAGCTTCTTTGGTTCCAATGAAGATACATCAAAAACAACAAGCAGTAAAGACGAAGATACTTCTACGTCTAGTTACTTTAGACTGGGAGATGATGAAGACGAATATACAAAATCAAAGTCTGGTCAAGGCTTTTTAGATGAGTTTACTTCTATGTTTAAAGGATTTGGTTAATGGCTAAGCAACATCGTAAAGCAGCTAGTGCCGCAAAGCGTTATCAAAAGTCAGAGATGGCTTGTAATAAACCGCAAAGAGCACCAGCAGGAGACAAACACAAATATGTTGTAAAAGCTTGCCAAAATGGTAAAGAAGCTATTGTGCGTTTTGGTTTAAGGGGTTACTCCGACTACTTATCGCACCATGATGAGAATAGGCGTGCTAATTTTAAAGCACGGCATAACTGTTCCGAAAAGAAAGACAAGCTGACTCCGGGATGGTGGTCGTGTAACTATAACTGGTGAGTTAAATGGGAAAAGTAAAAGGTACTCCTGCTAAAAAAGCAACGAAACCAAAGAAGACCAAGCAAGGTCAGGGCCAGCACTCAAAGGCAAATCACAGCCGTAAGAAAAGTCGCGGCCAAGGTAAGTAACATTTTGCTGTAAATTGTGTATCATGGAAAGTACTTGATGTGCTTCCATGTCTGCTTTTGCCTGGGCAATTGATATCATCAGACGATATGAAGGCTTTCATGAAAAGGCATATCCTGACCCGGATACTGGCGATAAACCCTATACGATTGGTTATGGAACACAATTCTACCCAGATGGTTCTCCCGTAAAGAAAGGTCAATGTTGTACCAGGGAGAAGGCTCTTGAGTACCTAGTGCATGAGCTTTGTGTTATCCAAGAAGAGCTAGAAGATATTGGTATTTACCTGGAAGGACGAATGCTAAACGCTCTTCTTTCTTTTATTCATTCTATTGGTTGGCAAGCGTTTCTTTATAGCAATATTACCGACAACATTGAGCAAAAATATATGCTTGGTGTCATCGATGAAATCAATGATTGGATCTACGATGCTGATCACCGCGTCATCGGCTCTCTCCTGGAACGCCGAAGGGAAGAGACCAACCTGCTTCTAGGAGACATTGGTAGGGGCACCTGGGGCTCAGGAGGCATCCTGCTGCGGGCAGTACGCAACTACCGTGGTGCTACCCATCAGATCCATGCTCTCAAGATGCTGGAGTCCCATTCCAACCCTTATGTGCTTGCAGAATTTGCAAACGACTTCCGCCTTGACGAAACAGGCGATTACGACTTAACAGAAGAAGAACTGTCTGCTATCTTTAATTGCGATCATTGACCTAGAATAAATGGATAAAGCTGCTGGTCCGATGGACGAGGTTTCTTCTCCTACAGAGTTTGAACTCCCGATCCACCTTCAGTTCGCAATGCGACGAGCGGAGTTGGAGGCCCAGGAGATGACTTGGGACCAGCTATACTACGCATTGCTTTCGTTGTACCAGCAGCGGCTCCTGGAACTCCAGGCAGTAAAAGATCTGATGGCAGACGAAAATATTGAGTTGGAATTTGATCTACCAACAGATATTGAGTTGGCGCAGCTCGCCATGATCTGCGCCGATGACTCAGATGGCGAAGAGGAAGAGCCTCTTCCTTTTTAATCAAGCTTCATCAAACTTGATGAGACGGTCCAGATACCACTGGGCCTTTTTTAATGACTCTGTTTGTCCCTTCTGGCGTTCACGCCAGATGTACTTCACAATATTGCCTTTGCAATAACCTCTGAATTCTTCTTGCGTTAGTTGCGCTTCAATCGCTTCAATGCACTCAATTGTGCTGTCAGCATAATGCGGCGGATGGTTGACGAGATCAGGCACCAAAGCAGGCTTTGCTTGGACCACCTTGGGCGTAGGGAGTGGGCAGAAGCCATCCTTGCATCCCTCCCCCTCTTCTACGGGAGCAAAGAATTCGTTCAACGCTTTAAACCCCGGCGGCGGAGCGACATCTCCTTCTCCTCCTCGCCCACGTCCCCGAGATTCAGGAGCAAAGCTTTGGGTTTCGGGCTCGCCCCCATGGCTAGTCCCTCTTCCATAGATGGAATCGTTCCGGTCAGGCCGCATCGGTTGCCTTCGAGTTCAAGGTGCATTCTAGGCCTAGACTCTTGCGTTAGCACCAGACCCCTGTTGTATTGATCATAAAGAGGAACGTCGTTTTCTTCGTTACCTAACTCTTGACCAAAATCACAAATACTTAAACACCGACGCTTTACTTCATCGTTACCTTCGATGAAGCTACCTAAAAAAGCATCTGTACCCATCATGGCAATATCCGGACTTGATTTCCGTCATTTACAATAGTAACATGGAAAGATTTTTTGATTCTACTTACGATCCACGGCAGGACTCTGGTTCCTCCGCAGGAGATACCTCTGATCTTCACCCAGAGCGTTCCTACGACACGGACATCAGACGACTGGACGAAGGTGGTAGGGCAACCGCTGACCGTGCCGACACCCGTAACGAACGGATGCAGGGACGTGCCAAGAAGTTCATGGCAGCTGCTCGTGTTGCGGGCGCCTTCAGGCAACGTGCTGAAACAGAAGAACCTAAGATCAGAGGACGCACTCCTCGTAATCCCGCCACAATTAACGGCGTAGAAGTCCCAAGTCAAGGAGACGCCCCTGGAGCAAGAGGCACTGTGCAGTACGCAACAAAACCTCAGCCCAGGAGCGGTAAATCCTTTAGTTAAATACGGCTATAAACCACTTCTTGTTTTTGGGATTGGTACTTACCTTTCCGATCTTGGTACGTGGTTTCGCAAGGGCTGCCACGAAAGAAAAGAAGTTGAGTGATCCCTTCGTTTGCGTAGATACGATTAAAGAGACTGGTACAATTACTGATTTCAAGTGTCAAATATCCTTCCCAGCCGCTTTCGGCTGGAGTGATATTACACATAATTCCCGATCGTGCATACGTTGATTTACCAACGGCAACAACACTTACGTCACCAGGAAGCTTAATGTATTCTTCTGCTACCCCAAGGCAATAACCATAAGGAGGCAAGATAAAATATGTGCCTTTTTCATCTTCCAACAATTCAGTTGGCTTCAGGATTCCAGGGTCGAAGTCTTTTGGATCACATGTACCAGCCTGGATCCCACCAAAAAGCAAGCACTGTTTTGGCGACAGACGGATGTCGTACCCATACGAACTCAGTCCATAGCTAAGCAAACGGCGACCATCTTGTTCGCTAACAAGACGATCGTGGAACGGTTGAATCATTCCTTCCGTTTGTGCCAGGTGCTTGATTTCCTTGTCGCTTAACAGAGTCATGTGGTCCAACTGAGCCTTGGTAGTGTAGCTAATTTAAACCACAATCCGTCCTTTGTGTTCGTATATGTCGATGAAAGTTTGCGTTGCTTCTTCCGTGTTACGAGAGGGCTGAAGATACACCACAAAACTACTGCAGGTGTTCCTGGCATCAATAGTACCTGTGCTCAGGAAATGTCTGGTTAGCACAGGTGTGTTCTTAAGAAAACAGATGGGAAAGTCAAACATGTCTTGGCAATACCGTATCATGTCCGGGCAGTTAGCAAAGAACACCGCTTGCTCTATCTCACCTCTCAACCATTTACGTTTTAGTGTGTTCCACCACACTGCATAGCCAGATGTCAAGGTAGGAGACAGGCCCCTGGTACGCTTCCACCTATCATTCTTTTTATCAAAGAAATAGGAATGCCCCGGAGGAAACAAATAGACTTTGCCGTACCATTCATGGCCATTTAACCCATCATCCTTTGGTGTCAAATAGTGCTTGGCATTAACATATTCATTTGCTACAGAAGAGCTTGCCACATCAAGATCAATTCCGTCCATCAGGAGATGAGCAGAGTTCACCAAATCTGCATTGGTGATCCACTCATACGCCTCCATCCGGCGATTACCACGAAATGCAGGCATCAGCTTTCAGCAACTTTTTGGTAATCTACCAAACAAAAACGCATACCTTCGTGGTCATTGATGATATAACCAGCCGCTTCATCTGGTTTGATCTTTTGTGCTGTCTCTAAGATACGTCGGAAGCTTTCTGCAAGATCATCGTTATTCTCTTGTTCACAACGTTCTTTTGCTCCGTGCAATTCCTCTAGCGTCAAGTAGAACATTGAACGTTCTTTATTTTCTGGTTCGAAGCACATGACACCAGGTCCTTCTGCTTCCCAGAATTTGCAGTACTGTTGCCCCAGGTCAGCCATGATTAGACGCACTGTTGTGTCCAGCATCTTGGCCTTGGTCTCATCTGGCTCAGGTCCCAGGGCTTGCAGCAGGAGTTTTTCGCGTCGATTCATGTTCAATAAGTCCTTGTCGTAAAAGAGACGTCAGCATCTTTGGTAATGGCTGGTAGATAACCACCAGCTTCCCAAGGATGCCACGCTTTTTAATCAGCTTACCTGATTCGTCCCGTGCCTTGTCAAATTCACCAGAACGTATCAGATATTCTGCAACGCATCTCAAGCGACGCTTAAGAGCCAAATCTGCCTGCGGAAATTTACCACAGATCGTATCTGGTTGCATATCACGGAACGAAAGCCGCAAGCGATTGGCCAGTGTCATCGAATTATTTGGATCTTCCTCTTCATATTCCTTTACGTTCTCCAGGTAACGTCTAAGACACAAGTCATCAAAGGAACCATGGGGAGGCAAGAAGAGTTCTACTTGGTCCACCAAAGATAATGGTAGTGTTTCCAGGTAGTTTTCTACTGTTACCTTAGAAATTAAAACGTCATCAAAGCGATTCTTCACTTGTTTCCTCCTGGTCAGAGCTACGTTTTTTGCCTTCAAAATAGGCGCGGTTAGCTTTTGTGTCGTGATAATGCATTTTGTTTTGGAAAGAACGGAAGTTAATTTCAGGATTAGAGGAGAAACTGGCGACCAATCTGTTCCACGGGATACGGATCAGTGGTTTTTTCCCTTTTTCTATCATCACGTTGACGTAGTGAACCCCCTGCGTCCAGCCCTTCGATGGATCCTTTTTGCCAGCCAGGATCCAGTTACGGATTGTTTGATCTGATACAGAAAGGCGTCTGCCGCACTCCTCGGTTGTGATGTACTCGTCAGAGTAGATATCAGGAGATAACTGATCTGTTTCACCGTTTTGATAACGGCTGTACCACATGGAAGCAAGAACGTTTCGAATTCCTTTTAATTCAAAACTAATTTCTTCTAACGATTTCCTAAGGCCGTACTGCATGACAACACAAAGACTTGTTTAATGCTACAGTTTTGGAAAGTAAACTGTCCAGATGGAAGACCAAATTCCTCCCAGTCAACAACCTGCCCCTGCTCCGCAGCCAAGGCAACCTGATTTCAATCAAATCACCCTTGAGCAACTTGAGCAAATGAAGGCAATAGCAAGGGAAGCAGCAATTCGTCAAACACTGGAACAACGCCAAGCAGTACCACCCCAGATTGGGGTGGTTCCTCCTCAACCCAAGGTGGTGTACGTACGTCGTAACTTGACAGTTGCTGAAGTAATTCTTGTGTTTTTCCTGGCAGCTACGGCAGTCGTAAGTGTTCAGTCCATTTGGGGACTTGTTGCTAATCACTTGCCTCGCATCGAAGTAAAAGTCAAGTGACTCCCAGTAAGTTTAAATGAACGGCGACTATAATTCAAGTATAGAAGTGTAGATTAACGTGGCAAACAGGCGTATATCTGAGCTTCCTGAATTACCAGGAGACCAGGTAGCAGAAGAAGATCTGCTGACGGTTGTTCACGTCTTTGAAGTTGACCCTACCCTTAAAAATAAAAAGATTACCGTATCTGGTTTTCGGACTTATCTGACGACCAAGTACATTCCGGTCACTGGTGGCACCATCAGCAGTGATTTAATTATTGGTGGGAATCTTACGGTTAGTGGCACCACAAGCGTCACGACGATCACGGGCACCAGTCAGGCAACTTTTAGTGGCATCATTGTTCAAAACAACCTAACAGCAACAGGTACCATCAGTGGTGCAACGATCACTGGTAATAACATCAATGCAATTACCGTTAATGCACCAACAGGTATTTTTACTACCTACTTATCTGGTGCCACAATTACCGGCACGACTGTCAACGCAACAACTGGTGTTTTTCAATCTCTTACCACAAGTGCACACACTGTTACAGGCGATCTAACGGTAACCGGAACCATCAGTGGCGCCACCATTACTGGTAACACAGGTCAATTTACTACACTTACTGGTAGTACGGGTGTTTTTACAAACACACTCTCTGGTGCCACAATTACTGGTACGTCGCTCCAAGGGGAGACAGTCACCGGTATCTCTGGTGTGTTTACCACCAGGGTCTCAGGTGCTACCATCACTGGTGATACGGTCCTTGCTTCCACCATCACAGGTGGTTCAGGAGTCTTTACCTACCTGTCAGGTACTACCGTCACAGGAGCAAGTGGTCAATTCACCTCCGTTACGGGTGGAACAGCAACCGTCACTACACTGACCGGAGGGACAGGCGTCTTCACTACCAGCCTGTCTGGAGCAACAATCACTGGTAATACCGGTCAGTTCAGTAGTGTTACTGGCATCTCTGGTGTCTTCACGACACAAGTATCTGGTGCCACCATTACAGGTAACACTGGTCAGTTCACAAGTATTACTGGTGGTACAGCAGGTTTTACTACGGTTACAGGTACTACTGTCACTGGTGCTACCGGCATCTTTGGCTCCATTACCGGAAACACCATTGGCGCCACAACAATTACAGGTACTACCGTCACTGGTACTACGATTAACTTTGTATCTGGTGTATTTACTACGCAGATTTCTGGTGCAACAATCACAGGTATTACTGTTAACGCAACTACAGGTGTTTTTGTTACTCTTACTGCAACAAACCTTACTTTCTCGAGTGCCACCATTAGTGGTGACTTTACCGTTCTCGGCTCTGGTTATTACGGATCAGGGTTAACCGTAAGTGGCACCCTAAGCGGCACTACTGTTACGGGTAATACAGGTCAATTCAACTCTCTAACGGGAAATACTGCAGGTTTTACAACAGTCACCGGAACAACCGTTACAGGTACAACGGCTAACTTTGTCTCGGGTGTATTCACCACCCAGGTGTCTGGTGCAACAGTCACTGGTAATACCGCAAGGTTTACCAACATCACGGGTAGTACACTTGCCATCACCACTCCTTCTGGCGCTACACCTGCAATTGTTTGCTCAGGTGTTGTGTCAGGCGGCACGTCAGGCTTTGTTATTCAGGGACCTCTAATTATTCTTCCTTGATCCACTAAAGTAAAATAAGAAAAAAAGGGTAGTCATGCCGTACGGAACAATTAAGGTTGATAATGTTATCTACACGAAAGGTGGTGTAGATACAACTATTACGGTCTCGGGAATTGTTGATTCATTATCCGGAGCAATTTCTGTTACCGGTTCGATTTCCGGGGCTAGTGTTTCAGCTCCTACGGGTACGTTTACAACTTTATCGGGAAACACGACGGCAGGTACTACTGCAACGTTTGTAACTGGTGTGTTTACCACCAGCCTGTCTGGCGCAACAATTACTGGTAATACTGGTCAATTCAGCAATATCACTGGTGTTTCTGGTGTATTTACTACACGCATTTCAGGGGCTACTATCACTGGCAACACAGGCCAATTTAGTAGTATTACAGGTATATCTGGTGTTTTTACATCCGTAAGTGGAACTACTTTTACAGTAACTTCAGGTGTGTTTGCATCTGGTACTGCAGCTGCACCATCTGTTTCTGTTGGTACAACTACTAACGGTTTATACAGCTCTGCAACAAACGAAGTAGCCCTCGCCACTAATAGCTCCAGCCGTTTAGTCGTAGACGCCTCCGGCAACGTCAACATCGACAGCGGCACGTTCTATGTCGATGCGGTGAATAATCGGGTGGGGGTAAACAATAACGGGCCGTCATACAATTTTGACGTTACTGGCAACTTTCGTACAACAAGTAATGGCATAGTGGGCACTGCTAATGCGAACGCAAATATTGAAATTAGATCAAGCGTTTCAAACGGAGGAAGTGGATACAGTGAACTTCTCCTTGGAAACGCTAGTGGTTCTACTCGTGGTTATTTAAGTTATAGCCACAGCAATGACACTCTTTCAATAGGTACACAAGCAAGTACCAAGGCAACCCTAGACGCCTCCGGCAACCTCGGCCTGGGGGTGGTGCCTAGTGCTTGGAGTGCAGGCAAAGCAATTCAGGTTGACGGTGCAGCGGTTTCGCTGTGGGGAGTTGGCAACCAGACGGCTTTGATGAATAATTCTTACTACAATAGTGGTGATAAATACGTGACGACCGGGGGAGCATCTTACTACCTACAAGCATTAGGCACACACAAGTGGTACACCGCCCCCTCCGGCACCGCCGGCGCTGCCATCACCTTCACCCAGGCGATGACGCTGGATGCTAGTGGGAACCTTGGCATCAAAAACACGTCCCCTACCTCTTACAACGCTTCTGCCGATGACTTAGTTGTAGGAGTGACTGGTGACACTGGCATGACCATTGTCTCTGGCACAGCAAGCCAAGGATCCATCTTCTTTGCCGATGGCACCACCAGTGGTGCGCAGCAGGCTGCAGGTTATTTGTATTACCTACATAGTAATGACTTGATGGGTTTTGGCACGGCCAATACTCTTTGGATGACGCTGGATGCTAGTGGGCGGTTGGGGGTGGGGACAACTTCGCCTCAGAATCCCTTAGTCGTCTCAAACTCTGGCGCAAACGGGTTTGAAATTTCTTCCGCTACAAATAGCGGCACAACCAGTTACCTTCTTTCCTATAACAGAAGTACGTCCGCATATACAGATATGCGGTTTGATGCTTCTGCTTTTCGGTTTGAGGTAAGTGGCGGGGGCGAACGCGCCCGCATCGACAGCTCCGGCCGCCTCCTAGTGGGGACGTCTAGTGTCATCGGCAATAACCACTGGGGTACCGCGATCAAGGCTCAGTTAGCTGACAATACAGCGGGAACTGCGGGGCAGGTAACTTACAGCTCAACTGGCGCTGATTATTACTCTTCGCTTGAGCTAATGCGAGCAAGAGGAACTGCAGCTAGCCCAGTGGATGTTTCAAATAATGATTATCTGGGAGCCATAAACTTCTACGGGTACAACAGTCTAGGAAGCACGACTAACAACAAGTTTCAGCGTGCTGCTTTTATTCGTTGTGAGGTGGACGGTACCCCTGCTGGATCTGTGGATGACATGCCGGGGCGCCTAGTGTTCAGCACTACGGCCGACGGGGCGAGTTCTCCGACGGAGCGGATGAGGATTAAATCAACCGGCGCCGTGTCTTTCTATACTTCCGGCAATGTTACCACCGAAATAAATGCAAACAGTATCTACAATCCAACCAATTCATTCGGCGTATTTCTCGGCACAACAGGTCTTCTCCCATCAAATGGTTCTGGTGGTGGCACGGATAACGTAAGCAACCTTGGGGACGCTTCTTTTAGATGGGCAACTGTTTACGCGGGAACCGGGACAATTAACACCTCCGACGCAGGTCTCAAGCAAGATATAGAAAGCCTGAGTCAGGCTGAGCTTAATGTTGCCACTGCAATTAAAGGGCTGATCAAGAAATTTCGTTTTATTGACGCTGTTGCCAAAAAAGGTGATGATGCGCGTACCCACGTTGGCGTAATCGCTCAAGACGTTGAAGCCGCCTTTGAAGCTGAAGGGCTCGACGCTCGTCGGTACGGTCTCTTCTGTGAAGACACATTGGAAGATGGAAGCAAACGCCTCGGCATTCGGTACGACGAGTTGTTGGCGTTTGTTATTACAGCTCTGTAGCGGTAGTCCCCTTTATTAGTGGGCTTTACATAATAGAATGTATCTATGAAAGTTAATTGATTAGTTATGGCTGAAACTTCTGCTGCTACCTGGTCTATCAATACCCTGGAGCGAGACCTTCCTGATGGCACCGTGTATACGATCCATTGGTCTGTTTCTCTCCAGGATGGGGAATATAGTTCTGGTGCTTATGGAACCACTGGTCTTGGTCCTGCCGATCCTGATAATTTTATTCCTTATGATCAATTAACCCAAAAAGAAGTTCTTGGTTGGTTGAAGGCAACCCTGGGAGAAGAAACGGTTGCGGCTTATGAGGCTTCTCTTGCTCGTCAAATTGAAGAGCAGAAGAATCCGACCCACGCGACCGGTCTCCCCTGGAACTAAAATAAGTATATAATTACGGTAGTCTACCTTTGGCTATGGCTACCGTAACTGAACGAATTGAAAGCTTGAAAACTGATCTACAGGCTGCAGTAGTTCAGTACAACAAAAACATTGAAGAGCAAGCGGTTCTACGTGAACAGATCATTGCAACGCAAGGAGCGTTGAATGCGCTCCAGGAGTTTGCAAAAGATGAAACTTTAAATAGACTAAAAGAAGTTGAGGAATAAAGATGGCAAGCATCAAGTTGACTGATGTAGCTGCTAACTACAAAGGATTACCTCATCAAATTGATGCCTTGCAGTGGCTCCAGGGGGAGATCAGTGATCAAACCTTGGAGCAATTTGCTGTAAAATTTAGAACTCCTTTTGAAGCAACTAAATACACAAACGACTGGGATGGAGTGCAAGCAGCAGCAAAAGACGCTGGTGCTAAATATCCAGAATGTGTTGCAGCTCAATGGGCACTAGAAAGTAGCTGGGGTAAACACACTTCAGGAAAGAATAATTACTTTGGGTTGAAAGGCCCTGGCTCTACAGTCAACACACAAGAATTTATCAACGGTAAGTGGATTACCATAAAGGCAGGTTTTCTTGATTTTCCTGATTTATATACGTGTGTTTGTTATCTTGTTGACAGGTGGTACAAAGACTACGGAAGGTATCAGGGTGTAAATAGAGCAAAAGATAGGAACGAATGTGCGGAACTTCTTGTTAAAGAGAAGTATGCAACGGATCCTGATTACAGTAAAAAGTTAATGCAAATTATGGATCGGCAGCTCAACTATGTGGTTGACAAGCCGGCCGCAACGGAAGAGCCTGCTCAAGCACAAGCCTTTAACCCCTGGAGCCCCTATACATATAAGATCACGCCTCACATTACTTATGGTGAACTAACTTTAAATCAAGAAGCACGTCGCTTTACCAAACAACATCAATGCACTACAGCATTGGAACTCTGTAGGTTTTTGGAAAAGGTACGTACACAGTTTGGGAACAAGCCTCTTGTTATTACCAGTGGGTCACGCCCTGAACCCATCAACACGCAAGTTGGTGGCGCACGGAATAGTGAACACACTTATGATGCACCTTCAAAAGGAGCTGTTGATTTTTACATTGATGGTGTTGATATCTATAAAGTACAAGATTGGTGTGATAAAAACTGGCCTTATAGCTTAGGGTATGGTGCACCAAAGGGCTTTTGTCACCTTGGCTGTCGCGAAGGAAAACCAAAAGTACGTTGGAATTACGCCTTGTGAAAAAATATAAAGAACCGTGTATTCGGGTGAACATCTGTTGGGAAGTTGGTGATGAAAAAAAGTGCGTAACACTTCCTAAGCAGGAAGCGTACGCAACAAGAGAATGGGTTGAAGAGCAGGGCGGATGCGTATGGTGGTTTTCTCCTTTGCCTGATTAATCAACGCTCTTTGGCGCGACCAATTACAAGACCACCAATTTCAATTAGTTTGTACAGCTTGCGGACTAGCATGTCGTCCTTAGGAGTAGGCGTGAGAGCTGTGATAGCACTACAAGCAGCATGGATAGCCAGAGCCACTTCAAAGTACTCATTTAATTTGTCCATAAAACCATAGCGTTTCTTCTATTGTAATACTCTTGGTTTATAGAGAAAGAAGCTAAGGTATTTCTCTTCTATTTCCCAGTGTTTTGATTCGTTCTTTTCAAACCAACGCTTCCATACCTTAAATTGTTTCTCTGGAGAAGCTGACTCACAGCGAAAGGAAATAGAATCGCCAGGTGGTAGTTTGTCATACCACTGACGCATCTGTTCGATACCAATCTTGTGGACAGCTACTCCCAGCTTACCGGTCAAAGAGGTAGCCATTTTCTTCGAGCGACGCGTCTTGCGTCTCTGGAACCACTGGTTGATCTGACGAATAGACTTGCCTGTAGCAATACTCATTACCCACACACATCCAGTCTCGGTCTTGACCACAGGCTGGAGAAACATCTTCACCAAGTAGTTGTTGTGTAAACGTATTGTTACAACCTTTTGATGTCTTTTGATCTTGTGGTGCATCCAACGGACTAAGGTCTGTTTGTTAATGGTACAAAGATTTCAGGCAACGCGTCTTCTGGGCTGCGTTCCCGACGCCAAGCAGCAGTCCATTCGGAAAGGGAATGCTCGTGGGCATTGTTTCCGTCATAGCCTGGACCACCCTCTAAGCTAAATTTATCATCAGACTGAGGTGTTGTAAATGCAACAAGCCAAGTGGAGTTAACAGGAATGGTTACCGTAGCACCTGAGTTGATTGTTGCTGTATCAAAGGTATAGGCATTGTAGTTACTTGGAAGGGTGTAGTTTGATGCAAAAACAGGACCAATGATAATAGTATTGCTAGTATCAATGGTTGTTTCTGCAACCAAAAAGCTACCGTCTAGATCTTCCAGCAGAAGAAACATGTCATCTGTTGGAACTTCAATGATAAGAGCAAGGCTATAATCTAAACGTTCATTGCGTGTGCTTGAAATACATATAAGATAGCTACCTGTTTCTAATGGGAAGTACAGATCGTTTCCTTTATCTAGCCGGTGAATATCATAATTATTGTATAGATTAGCTCCGGCTCCACCCATTACATGGTCAAAGAAAGGGTAGAAGTAGTCACCATCAATATCAACGGTTTCAATTGAATCTTTTTGAAATATCATGCGCCCTTTGATGGGCGTCATGTTTAAATCGTAGGCAGATACTTGAATGTAATTAGGGCGGGGCCCACCTTTCCTGGTGATAATCCAAGCAGGTGCTGTTAAATTAACCTGGAACCAATGGTTGTAAGTACCTCCCCCAAAACCACCATTGGATGTTTGACCTGTATCTGCGTAACCTACAAGTTTGTTTAGTGGGCCAAGAGTACCATGCAAGTAGCGCAAGGAAGTTTGGCTAAAACTTCCAAGCACCAGGGGGTTGTTTTGTGTTTTTGCTCTTTGTCCAGTATTGTTACGTGACACTGCTTACGGCTTATACTTTAATCTTCATCATACTTCGGGGCTATTTTAGTTTCTAACGAATGTAAGATTGTGTTTTTATATTGTTTTTCTGCAACAAGATTTGGATCAATACCATCAAGTCTTAATTTTTCGTAATGAAGAAGACGTTCGGCAATAAAGGTGGTTTCAAAAGGGGTTAAATGATTTGGTGGCAAGAGTCGATTCCAGCTCGTCACCATATGCAATGGGTTACAGCAGCGTGGGTTGCCGCAGATGCGGCTAACAGTAAGAGAACCTACGTCGCCCCAGCAGCATTGATAAATAGCTTTCATCACCGTGATATTCTCTGATTGCTGCTTGCTGAAGTTAGAGCGGTAGGACGGCATGCAAATGCGTTTTGGTGCTCCAGTCCCCGGTGCCTGCAGGGGCCAGCACTCGGTCGTTGGACCGACCTGCACCTGGGACCACAGACGATGATATTTTGTTTTATAAAACGGATCTAAATAGTTCAGATCAAAACCACACAAGTTGCTTTGGATGCGTCGAACGCAGTGATAACACCAGTGTTTTTCTTTATCCCTAATGGTATGGCCGTGAGGACACGGAAAACCAATGTAATAACCGTGTTGTTCCAGGAGTTCTTCTGATTTAAGAGTGGCAGGAGAAAGATGACGAAAAGAAAGTTCTTGAATTAGGTTTGCCATTTACTTGGTGTTGCGACGAGGAGCATAACGACGAGAAGGAACTTTCTTTGGTTTCCTCTCAAACAAAAGCAATTGCTTTCTGTTGTCTTTTTCTTGATTTGTTTTGTCGTGCACAACGTCAAGATTACCAGGGTCCTGTTTGGTACGTAGGTAATGGACGATGCGGTGGGCGTGGTACTGGTCTCCCCCCAGCCTCAGGACGTAGTAGTTGCCTGGAGAAGACCACTTGCCGGCCATCTCCCCCTGCTCGTGCCACCCGTTGGTGTGTCGCCACTCCAGACCACTGGGATAACGGTCGGAAAGGACTAGTTCGTCTTCTAAGTACCAGAGGGGTGGTAGTGCCTTGTAAGCCCGTGCCACTGCGGAAAAGGTGAGGCACTTCTGACTATACACGTTTTTTGGTGGAGGGGGCAAGAAATGACAGAATTATCAACTATACCCCTATTTGTATCTTTATATAAGCAAAATGACTCTCTCTAAGGGTAAGTCATTTTTTTCAACGTTTTGAAATAAAGGTATAGTCGAGGATATTTAAGTACATGTTCCCGACCGGAGATGCGTACAAAAAGACGTCTTGACCTAAGGTGTCATTTTCATTATATAAAGATACAAACGGCGGTATAGTTGACACTTCCGCACCTCCCCAACCAATGCGTCCCAACGCATAACTCAGTCATACCAACCCTTCTCACCAAACAAGTACATCTGTACTTACCTCTATAGTCGAACTCCATGCGTTCGCCATTCGCAAATAGCGAACATACAAACGTACTACTGCCCCTGGAGCACAAAAGAAAAGGGCCCCTGCCGAAGCAAAGGCCCTCATCCACCCTTTTACCGGAGCATGGACTCCGGGCTCAGTTTACCCCCACCAGTTCCTTCTCAGCTGCCTTCTTCCGCTTTCGTTTAGGACGCAGTGCCTTTGGCTTCTCCTCCCGCCCCAGAGCCAGGGCCTCCTGGAACGCAGCGTCAAACTGTGCGGCAACCGTATCCCAGTCAAACTGCTCCTCTGTGGCCCGCTGGTAGCAGAGTTCAGCAGTGCGTTCCAGCTCCTTGCGGTCCTCGTAGAGGGATGTCAGAAGCTCTGCTAGGTGCAGGTGAGAGGGGCAGGGCATCTCCCTTGCGTAGTTCACATCAACGTCGATGTGGTCGCAACGGATCAGCTTGCCGTACCCCTCAAAGATTTCTTTGCAGGACGTGTGGTCAGGGACAACTTGTGCTACGCGACAGGACGCATGCTCAAAGTTGACCAGTCCCCATCCCTCTCCTTTACAAGTATTAACACCTACGTCGGCCGCGTTATAGATGTTGTTAAGCATATCTACTTCCACATCAGGCGGCCCAAAGCAGTTGGCAGTCATGATGATGCGTCCATTCGGATCAAGTCCCCTGCGACGCATTTCGCGACCAAAGAGAGGCATCACATCCCACCCCTGGTCCTTCTGACCCATATGTAGGTACAGCTTGGCATCAGGTTTGTCTTTAGCAAATTCCGCAAACCCTGCAATCGTAATATCAATCCTCTTGCGGAACTGATTTCGATTTCCGTTAAAGACGATGAAGTCATCAGCTTTCAATCCAAGACTCTTACGGCATTCAGTCTTGTCCTTGGGATAGAACTGCTTCGGTGTGACGCCATGAGGAATGACCGTGATGGGCTTCTGGAACCCACAAGCCATAATTTCACGTGCACCAAATTCCGTGTAGCAAATGGATAGGTCCCACTGAGGCATGGTATCAAGCCAGCCACCAATCCACCCATAGGAATCGACAGGGTAGTAACCAACAAAACGAAACTTGCCTTCCTTATGGAAATCAGCAATTTGGTTGTACTGACTATTAATGATCCAAGTGTCATTAATGGTGAAGACAATATCAGGTGCTACAGCCTGCACAACCTCCCTAATGCGTTCCTCCCCAAAAGGAGCCGTTTGATGGCGAGTAGAAGCCGGATAAATAACGTAATCATTCCTCAGGGGAGTTGGATCCCCGTAGTAATTACATCCCAAGACAACGATGTCGTATTTGTCTTTGATGCGTGAAAGGACATTCTCGGTAACACGAGCAAAGCCCGTCTTAGCGACAATGTCCCCCACCCAAAGGAGCTTAGGTTTCTTAGTCATTCAAGAGGTCAGTCAATTCTTTAGGGAATATAGCGTAAACCGATTCTTTCTGGCAATCAAGCTGTCCCGGCCATTGTTTATTACTTTTGCCTAGATTTTCTTTTGCTTTTATTATTTGTAAATTTGTTTCTACGTGAAAACCGCACATAAAATTATTAGTTAAAGGATAGATATGATCAACTTCATACTTGTCGCCACCAAGACTATTTAATAAATTACGTTGTCCGTATATATGTTTTATTAGTTTTTTATTTGCCCAAGATGGAGTTGCCTGTTGTTCTACGGCATACCTTCCTTTTACTTTTTTTTGTCTTTTGTTTTCATGTTTTTTTTGGCAAACAAGATTAGCCTGTCGCCATTTTTTACTGTTTTCTTTTACTTGCTCTTTGTTTGCTTTGTACCATTCTTGTTGACTAATTTTATGGCATTCAGGACATGTTTTTTTGTTTTCAGGATATTGATGCAAGCCCTTGCGACAGAGCTTAAAGCCAGGTAGGATGTTCATGTGACCAGTTGTAGTGGTTGCCATTGGGCAGGGCGTTGACGCGCCGCTGCCCTTTTATTTTAACAGTTTATGGGTTTAATCTTCCCTTGCTTCATCAGAAGCATCAAGCTTATCTCCGTACAGCTCCCTGTACTTATCTTTATCTGTGGCCACCTCCACAATAGAGGGATACTGCTGGTACTTATCAGGATTTGCTTCTGCTACAGCAATGTTTGCAACACGCATGCCACCCCTACCAGCCTTAAACCCATAAACATTCAACTTAAGTTGATGCAAGCAGATATCAAGAAGCAGTGGTTCAAACCTTCCCCGAGACAAGGTACCTACATTACATTGCCTACAGAACTCTGCATAACTTGCATACAACCACTTGTCATAGTTCGAATAGAAGTGCTGCGAGCCAGGTGAAGAATTCTTCAGGACACCAATAGGACTAGCAACCCCTGGATCATAAACAACCTTATGCTCTAACCAATCAAGCAGTGGGTTAGACCTTAGGTTTTGAGTCTTCTCATACTTTTTAAAGAACTTCACTTTTGTACTGGTTTCCATCAGGTAGGTACGCATGTCTTCTTCTGTCATGTCCAGAAGCCAGTTAACCAACCCAGGCATCAGCGGAGCAAA